GGAGGAACTTCTATTGGACTTCCGTTGATAATCCAATTCCTGAACTACAGAAGAATATTAAGCGGATGATCGAAACGTATCCAGAACGGTATGTAAAACGTGAGATATACGCTAAATTCAACGTTTTTCATGGTCAGGTATACGAAGAATTTGACCGTAATGTTCATTTAGTAGACATTGAACCCATCAATTTAAAGAGAAGGCTATTCCAGGTTACTTATCCGGATGGGACTGTCCGGGAGGTGATGTTCAAACGCTATATCGGCGGATTGGACCACGGATGGAATGACCCGGCTGTCCTTCTCGTTATTGGCTGTACAGATGAAGATTACTACATTATTGAAGAAAGGTACGCGTCACAGGTCAATGTTCTTGTAGTAGATAATACGGGGAATCTAGAGGATTGCTTAGTCAAGCGGTATAAAGAGCTCCATGAAAAGTACCCTATGAATGAAATTTGGGCAGACCCGTCTGGAACAGAATATATCGCTACCTACCGAAGATACGGATTACCTGTGATTCCGGCAGATAACGCAATCGGTCCTGGTATCAGACATGTAAGCAGCTTATACAAGGTAAAAGAAGACACGAAACGCCCTAATCTTTATATTTCTCGTTCTTTACGCAATACCATCAAAGAAACTGAGAACTATCGGTATAAGGATAACAAGGATGGCGGAAGTAAAGAAGAGCCAGAAGACAAAGACAACCATACTCAGGATTCGAAGCGTTACGCTTTATATAATGACAGCAATAAGATAGATGTCATTGTAGAAACTACAAGAATGGATATGACTGACTTAGCAAATAGCTGGTAAGGGGGTGAACACAATCAAATTAATCGAAAAAGTGACTTCTTGGTTTCGTGGCGGAGCTCCAGCACCCCAACTGCAAACAAATCATTATGTTCCTGAAGACGCGACACCTTATACGCACAACACAGAAGAAGTCGACGAAACTCTTTACATCTATAAAATGTTTCAAGTCGAAGCGGATCGACGAGCTATTTTACGTGATGTAGAACAAATGTTAGCTAATGACCCGCTAATCGACGAGACGAACGCGCGCATTGGGAGAAAAGCGGTTCGAGGAGGAATATTTGTCACTGTAGTTGGTAGTGGTACCCATCAAAAGAACATCGCATTAAAAACAGGAAAAAAGCCAGGATACGGCTCTCAGTTAGCGAATCGAGCACAGGTGATCATTGATAATCTAATGAAGCGGTGCAAAATTGACGCTAACGCTGTACTTTGGGTATCCCGACTTTTGGCTGACGGAGATTTATTCTTAAATATCGTAGTAGAGCAGGTTGATGGACAGATGCGGATTAAAAGCATTCGTTGGATACCAACTGCTATTATGAAGCGTAACGAAGACCAATTTGGTCAATTCATCGACCCGATGCGTGCTTTTTCTGAGTTGGATTTGCAGCATGGTGTCTACTTTAACACGATTATCCCAGAAAATGCGGTTCGTCATTTCCCGCTTTGGGCTGTGAATCATATACGTTGGAAGTATCGTGGCGGCCTATATGGAAATAGTCAGTACGCATCCATTCGAAAGGTGTCACGCCAAAATATATCGGCTGATGATGATATGGTTGTACGGCGGAAGGTACGAGCACCGCTGCGTAGGGCGCATATATTTGGGACAAAAGATAACCCCGGAAACCCAGATATCATTAAGCAATACAAGGAAGAACATCGGGATGCAATTGTAAACGGAAAATATAAACCGGTCACTGATTACTATATGAATGGGCTTGGTGATATTAAAAACCTTGAAGGCGATGGGAACCTCGATAAGATTGGCGATATAAAATTTCTGTATGACAAGGAAGGGACAGGAACAATCGTTCCTAAAGGGCTTGTTGGTCATGCAGAAGACATCAATCGGGATGTACTAGATGATCAAAAAGACGAATACATGGATACACTCGAAGACATCCGCCATGTACTTGAATATGGTGATGGTGGTCCATACTCCGGGTTGCGGGCCATTATCGACTTTGAACTTTTACTTCACGGTATAGATGTGGAAACCACCGGTTTAACATATGATTTAGCCTTTATGCCACTGCGTAAAGAATCGCCTAAGGAAGCGGTTGAGCGCACGGGTTTAGCGCTCAAAGATGGCACTATCGATCGGCGAACTGCAGTAACCTTTATTGCACCTCATTTTAATGTCGAAAATCCTGATTTTATTCTTCGTGCATTAGAGGAAGAGGCTACTGTCAAAGAAATAACCGATCGCGACAAAGGGTTAGGATGCTGCGCCATCTCTTTTACAGATACAGAACAGAATGATCCTTTGAAAGGTATAGAAAAAGGAGAAAAGGAAGCTCTTAAGGCTTGGAAAAAACGATTTAATCGTGAATGGGAAGCTGTAAAAAAGCTAAAAATCCCGATTAAAAGCAGCATGAGTGATGCAGAAGATGATGAAGAACAAGTCTATTTAGATCCAGAAGGAATCGACGATTTTGTAAAACAGGTAGCGAAGATTCAAAAGGGTGATCGTGGCGAATATGTAGCTGATTTACAGTATGTATATACACACTCTGGAAAATTAGGAGGCACAATGGCCTCCGCACGAGTTGGGCTCAATTTCAAACTTTATCGAGAAGATATATTCGATGATTTACTCTTGAATTCCGGAACCCGCATTAAGGACATCGATGATACAACGCTCGAAAATATTCGCGTGGCGTTGGCCGAAGGTTATGTGGCTGGTAGTAAGGATGAGTTAGTCGAACTCGTTCATGATGCTTTAGGTAAAGTCTATGCCTGCGCCTATCAGAATCGAGCAGACATGATTGCAAGAACAGAAAGTATGTGGGCGTATAATCGCTCATCTCTACACATTTATGATGAGGCTGGCGTTGAAACATTTGAAATACTGGTAACTGGTGATGAGCGGACATGCCCTAAATGCAAAGGGTTTATCGGAAAAACATATACCAGACAGACACTCCCTGCTTTGCCAAACCATCCACGTTGCAGATGTGTAGTTGTCCCGCTCTTTTGATGAATCTTACTATCATAGGAAGGTGGTGAGAACAATGAAAGCGACTCTTTAAAACACGTTGTAGCTACCACAAAGGACGAACAGACAAGAGAGTTCGTCATAAACGAGTGGCAAAAATTAAATGCGAAAACAGCACCTGAGTAACGTATAGCGATGTTGCACTAAACAGCATGGCTATTTTTATTGCCTAAAACAAGAAAGGGGCAGGCGATTCATGAAAGAAAAATGGATTCCTTTTCTGGATAACCAGGAAGAGGAAAGACAATCAAGTACATGTAGCCCATTCATTGATAACGTAGTAGGGCAAGTAGCGCTTCTGGATAGTGGTGGTGTTGGCTTTGTATCTGGTAAACCGAAATACCGTATGTTGGGAGCAAGAACCCGTGTCGTAAACGGAAATAAACGTGTTTATCCGGATAAACCAATGAATGATGCTATCCAACGCTGGAAAGAAACAAGAAAAGGGGCAATGGGGGAGGACGGACACCCTCCGTTTTATGTTAAACAAAATGGCACGCTTGGCTGGCGTTCTAAAATCGAAAATCACGTTATCAAAGTACTGGACGTTCATCCGCCTGATGCGGAAGGAAACGTCTTTTTTGATTTTCAAACACTGGATACACAGAAAGGCAAGGACCTGCAAGCGATTTTAGATGCAAAAGGAACTGTCGGCTGCTCTATGCGAGCTGGAGGAAAAGGAAAAACGGTACAACACAGCGGCCAAGAAGTCACGGTGGCTACGTTTATCGATTTATTTACCTTTGACATTTTGTTTGATCCAGCGCTTCATGACACGTTAGGTAGTGTTATACCGCTCACAGATAGTCAAATTGAAGGTATGCTGACCACTCCTGCCAAAAATGAAGCTGAAACTACAGATAAAACAACACTCTTTACTGATGAGATTCAGGAACTATTAAACAAAGTAGAGGAAGCGGAAACTTGGAAAGAACTACGTGCCATACGAAAAGAAGCGGCATCCATACCTATGACGGAGGTGGAGCGTGCGGCGTTTAATGCGGCGTGTAGCGCTAAAAATTACTTTGTTGATAGCCAAGAAGAGCAAAACTTTTCCGATGCAATCGATCCTTATCTGAAAAAAGTAAAAGGAGCCAAGAAGCTGAGTGATCTAGTCATAGTGAAAAACAAAGTAGCTGCTATCGAATTAGATGAAGTAGATCGTGCAGCTTTTAACTCCGCATATTGGAATCGCTGGATGCAGATTAAAGAACTGCAGGAGGCGATTGAAGAAGATTCGGCGGCAGAGGAGAAAACAAAAATCGGCTTTACTGATAGCCAAAAGGGGGACAAGAAAGTGGAATATACATTCGAAGAATTGATGGAAATGACAGATAGTGAACTGGAGAAAATCAAAAAGGACATGCCGCAATACGCAGCTATGTGTGACTCAATCCTTGGTTCCCGAGAAGCTGTTGAACAGAAAAAGAAACTACAGGCCTTCGAAGATGCAGAAAAAGAGCGCGCGGAAAAGGAAAAGGCACAAGCTTTTCTAGATAGCCAAGAAGTTCAGGATAAGCTTAGCAAGTTGCCGAAGGTGGCACAGGAAAAGATTCTTGCCCGAGTAAATATAACGAATGTAGAGACAGCTAAACAAACGTTTAATGATGCCTATGATTTTTCGCTTTCTTTCTTGGCTGATGAAAAACTGGCTGCCCTAGGATTTACTCCTAACCAGGTAATGAATGACCAAAAGCAAGCAAGCGTCAATGTACAAGTCGGTGAAAACAAGGGATGGAAAGAATTCACGGATAAAGTAGGAGAAGCAGCTCAGGATGCTTACCGTGCATTTGAGGGCTCTCGCGATGAGAACCTAGTCAAACTGAATAAACCGTTTGTTGACCAAATCATGAAAGAGTTTGATAAACGTCATGCGCCTCAGTTACAAGCTTTTGCAGACAACATGGAAACCGGAACCTCTACACAAACCGTACTAAGCAGTGTGGCCTTACATCGTACGATTATCGAGCAGGTGTTCCAAACATTAATCGGAATGCAATTTGTAGAGACGATCCCGTTTTCTGGAAAATATGTTGACTTCCCAATTGAGTCGTATACCCGTTCAAATTCCCGTCCTACGCGCGTCGGTGAATTTAAGCCTATGGCTAAAGGTAAGTTGAACATTGATTACATTCGTGCAGTCGCAGCAGCGCGTAAAATCGCCGGCGAGATTTCGCTCGAAGCACAGACTTTTAGTAAGTCTGGGGAACTGAATTACGATGCATTAGGTCGTCTCTCATATCACTTGGGCGGGGATCTACGTCGTGAGATTTCACTTGATCAGCATGATGAAATGCTTCTGGCATCAGATGAATATGGCTGCCAACGTGTAACAAATGAATCACCAGACATCAATGCTGACCGTACTGAAATCACACTGCTTCGGGGCGGAACTACCGGTAAGCCGAATAAGTATGTTCCGATTGTACGCCCGCGGACTCGCACAGAGCTAACTGATAGTGGCGAGCAAACAAAAACATACAATGAAATTATTGTGAAGGTTGATGGAGACTCTATCAATTTGACGGGCGCCACTATTGATTTTGATAATGGTGTTATTCATACAGCAAATCCGTTACCTGCCGGCGCTGTTACAGTTGACTATAGCTTTGTAACAAATGTTGTCTTATTCGATTTAGTGCCGCCTACTGGCGTAGAAAAAGAGAAGCATTTTACGAATTTGATTCACTTAATCGGAGCGCAGAAAGCGATTATGGGCGCAGAACCACGTTTCTTCACGCCGAATTTTATGACGATGAGTGAAATGCTCAGCAATGAAATTTCGCAAGCGGATGTGTTCAAGAACATGATGGGTATGGCTGGCACAGAACTGCAGCCACAAGGCTATGTCGGCAAAATCAAGAATATTGATGCATATGAACACAATGAACCGTGGGTTGGCGGAGATACACGATTGCTGCTTGGTCGTCGCATGGCTACAAAGTACGGCGTAGAAACGAATATGACAATGAAAGGGCCGTATGGAACACGCGACGAAAACGGCGAACTAACGGGCGGAGATGAGATTTACTACTTCCTGAACGACGCTATGCTGACGCCGCAAAAACAATCGTTCCGCACCATTCGTTTCTATCGTAGTCGCTAATTTACAGAGCGAGGAGGATGCCAGATGGCGCAAAAATTCAATCCAGTAACCAACGGGGCGATTTTCATCGAAGGTCGCCTCATTCCTCCTGGCTCGTTTTATGACGGGCCAGAGGAAACTTTCGTTACAACGGACAACCCGCAGCAGGAAATGATAACTGCGATTCCAGAAGAAAGAGAAATCAAAGTAGAGGAAATGAAAAAGCAACTGACCGAATGGGGTGTTGATTTTTCGGGTCACGACAAGAATAAAGGAGCTCTGTACGCCTTTTATGTAGAGGAGGCTAAAAAGCGTGTCGGTTGAACGGTTAATCGAAAAAGTTCGTAGTCAAATAAGGGACACAAAAGAGCCGTTTGTATTTGCTAGGGAAATGCCAGCAACAGAAGATACACCGGCTGTTCCGGATGAACTTCTGCTGTTTATTCAAAGTGCGGTACAGGATTACAGCCGTTGGCGGCCGCTAAAAGGAAAGCCTGGACTTCTTTTTCTTTATCCAGGGCAGGTACAGTATCAACTCCCGGATGATTTTATCGAAATGGATGAGCTTCCATCTGTTTCGCATCGGCTGTTTGGCCGTACCTTACATCTTACAAATGAGCCATTTGCAGCCCGTGATGTCTCCTATCGTTACAGCGCAATGCATACTTGCGAGACTATTCCAGCCTATGACGAATCCTGCATCGTCTGGATGGCTTCCGCTCTAGCGTTGCGCGCTATCGTGACAAGTCCGGCCATGCTGGAGCAATATGCTTCATACAAGATTCCAGACGTCTTCGACCAAGACGGTAACGCAAGTGTAAAGATCGCAGAACACGTATTGAAGACGGCTGACCAGCTTGAAAAGCAATATTTATTGCGTATGGGTGCTGGAGGAGGAACGGGCGGCACAAAACAAAGCGGTCTGGACAGTCAAGGGCCGTTCATAACATTTGGGTGAGTAACATGATACAACGTATTAAACGTGATTTAAGCCGCGCATTTGAACTTCATGGTGTGCAAGCTGAGCTTGAGCAGGCATCAAAGGAACCCGTATCTACAAACCTTCTTGGTGAGTCTCTATACAAAAGGGCGGACACGGTGCCGCAATTGATTATTGACCGTAGTCGACATCAAAAGTTGCTAGAAGAGATGGTAGGGAGTATCTCGGACGGAGAACTACACTTCCTGACACTGGAGGATACGCTGATTATAGAAAGCTCAATCATTCAGTACGATGGTTGCCGGTACCATGTGAAAAGCATGATACCGAAAAAGGTATTCCAGGAATGCATCGCTTATATTGGATATGCAGAAAGGGCGGATGGGCACAATGCGGACGCTTCATGATTTCGCTAAATCTTTGTATCGCATGAGTAATCAAATGCATAACGGGCTTGCGGATGGGGTTCATAAGACAGCAACGCGTGTAGTGGCCAATTCGAAGAAAAGGTTAGGGCATTACCAAGAAGGATGGGTGGTATTAAAACCTGAAACTGTACGCCGGAAAATGACAAAGAATGCATCTGCAATGCGACGTATGATGAAAAAGCATGGTAGTGTGACTGCCACAGGTGGTTCAGCTGATTCTCCTTTGGTAGATGATGGCCTGTTACGCGGCAGCATTACGCTCAAGACCGATCGACATCGTCTTCGATCAGAGGTGGGAAGTTCACTCATTTATGCAGCTACACATGAGTATGGGGATGAATCGAGAGGAATTCCAGAACGGCCTTACCTACGACCCGCCTTGAAGGAAGAGGTAGAAACGCATTTGATTGCTGATCTACAAGCTGGACTAAAGCGAAGGATATTACTTCGATGATACGTGATGAATCTGAAATTGTGTATGCCACACTAAGGAAGCTCATCTTATCGTACCCGGATCTCTCCGCCATGCATCCTAATGGTGTTCCGGTCATATTCGATTACAGTCCAGATGACATAAAAGTAGACAAGTATCCCTGCGTAGGCATTCGGCGATACCACACAGCTTTAGAGAAGCGGATTGATAAGAGTGAAGAATATGCACAAACCATGATAGAAGATGTCCCTTGCAGTTGGTACGAAGTCGGACGCTTTACATTTTCAAATACTGTAGCTTTATTCATGAACGACGCCGGGGAGGTAAACCCGATTCCTTTTCTACGAAGTTGGGCGAGTTGGCTTCTAAAAGACATTATGCGTAACGTTCGTTTTCCGACCATTGGCGACCAAGTTCCAGGCGAATACGTACATGTCAAAACGTCCATCGAACCATTTGAGCAAAAACAAAAGTTGCTGTATGCTATAAAGCTTTCCATTGATGTATCTGGAAAGATTCTGTATCCGGAGCTTATTCAGCCAGTATCAGGCGGTCATACAGGCTCTTGGATTATTCATCAAAACCCAGATTTATTCAAACGATAGGCGCCTTTTATAGGCGTCTATTTCATTTTCTATAAAAGAGGAGGAACAAGCATGCCGGTATTACGTGGCGGTGTTACCGCAGATGAGTACTACAATCCGGATATTTATTTTGAAGAACAGGAACCACAAGTACCGGAGAAGCCGGTCGATGTTTCTGGAAAAGTCATGCTCATCCTGGGGCAATTCCAGAAAGGCTCACCTAATGAGATATATACCGTTATAGGAGAAAAACAGTTCAAAGAAAGGCTTGGTCAGTTCCTTGATGCCTATCCCGGATCAAAAGCGGCTTATACCGCATTTAAAAAAGGGATTAAAAAACTAATTTGTGTCCCTGTCTGGCCCAATGATGCTTCAGCTGCTTTTATTTCATTGCAAAGTCGAACTGAGCAGCCCGCCGATTCGCTAAAGATTACGCTTAAAAGCCCTGGGAGACTCGGTGATGACCATACCTGCGAAGTGGCAAACGGAACAGCACCAGACACCTTCCGTATCATTCTAAACGGACCTGGTATTCCTACTGAAACTTATGACAATGTAAAATCAATAGACGAGGCCATTCAGGCGATTAACTTGTTATCTAATGTATACCAGGCAGAACTCATCGCCAAGGCAGATCCGCAAGCACCGCTAGCTGTGATAGAACCGACACGATTTACCGGCGGTTCAGACGGAAACATGCCGCAGTCTCCTAATTCGGTGTATAAAGGCGGTGTATCCAGCTCCACCGGGGAAAAAACGGGATTGGCATTAGCCATTACATCGGCTGAGGCCACGGACATCGTAGCTGATATTTTCGTGTCTGATGAATTTACTGATGCATTACTAGAAGCGGCAGAAAAGAAAAATGCGTTCGGGTATGCCCAGGTTGCGCCTTCCACCAGTGTATCAGCCGCAATTAATCGTAGGAACAAATACGATACGGAATTTGCACATCTAGCACTCGGTTACGCTAAATCAAGAAAAATGGGCTGGTGGGTACCGGTTTCCGTCTATGATTGCATTGCTCATATTCTCACCCCTGTGCAAGATGGAACAGCTGGTTTTACATTTGCAGATGTGGAACGGTTGGATGTCATGATTTCCGATGAAGAGAGCGAACAATTGACCAAAAATCATGTTGTTCATATGGGGCAAATGATTGACAGCGAGCGTAACACAGTATTCGGAATGAAAAATGATTATACGCTTTCTACGGATCCGCGTTACAAACAGACATATCGCCGTCGAGTAACGTCTCTGATTGAAACGGATTATTACATCGTCATGCGTCCATATCGCAGCGTGCATCTTTCTTCAACCGTCATCAAAAACGCTGAGTTGGCTACCAGAAATTATTTTGATGAGCTGAAAAAGCGAGAAATTGCACAGGATTACAGTGTTTCCTTTACTCCGCCTGAGCAAATTGGAAACATTGATGAGTTGATTGAAGATTTAGTGGTCGATTTGTACAACATTGCTGACAAAATCCGTATTCGCCTGTTGAGTGCGGCAAATGCAATGTAAGAAAGGGGCGAAAAAACATGGCAAAAGATTCATCACTAGGAAAAGACCTTTTTATTCGGTATGTACGTAAAGACGGGACTATTTTTACGCTTGAAACTGAAAAATTCAATGAAAAGCCTGTTATCGATGAAAAGAAGAAACACCCATTAGGTGAGCCATCTGAACATGTTCAGGTGGTGCCTAAAGGATGGGAAGTCGACGTGGAGGGTGAATTCGTCGGTCCCGATGTAGACGACCTCTGGTACGAATTTGAGCAATACTACCGCGGAAAAGCCGGTGCCACGGTCCCTGAGATGTCGGTGCATACGGAAGAAACCTATTCGTCTGGTGACGTACGAAAATGGAAGTTTTGGAGCGATACGGGTCTGCGTATTACAAACTTCGAAAAAACGGCGGACAAAGGATCAGAAGCCCGTAAATGGAAGTTCAAAATTATTGCCAAGTTCCGCGATAAAGTGGAATAAACACTAATCATAAAACACGCAAAAAACGAGGAGGATGTAAACATGAACGAATATACACTATCTACAGGTAAGGTTGTAAAAACACGTGAAATCTCTGCTTATCAGGACTATATGATGAGCAAATTTCTCACGGGAACAGTAAGCTCTGAATCAGCTCGTCGCGGAGAGATTTCCGCTTCTGTCGCTTTCCAAATGGCAAAGCTCAAAACATTGTTTTCAGTGTCTGAAGTAAACGGCCAGGAAGTTAAAATGCCATATGATGAAAAGAGCCTTATTCGTGCATTTAGCAAGTTCTCGCCCGACGAGTTTGAAGAACTACAACGGGAAATGAACCCGTCTAGTGATACGGATGATGAGGAAGGCGAAGATGATAGGGAACGCGAAGAGGTGGAAGAGGGAAAGTAAAGTACTGGCTTCATCAGCCTTGGGTCGCAGAGGTGCTTGAAATCGGACGATGGAGTAACGGATCGGTAACATGGGATACGGCTATGAAATGGCCTGAAAGCTTTCGAAAGGCCTCCCATAAGCTATTGAGTGATGTTGTGAGGAGGGAAAGCGGGGCATAGTGAAATATGATAGTAGCTTGCAGCTACATCATAGCATTGATATAATGAATGCAAGCAATAAGCAATGAATATACTAAAAAAGACCGCTCGGTGCTGGTAACACCAAACGGTCATGCACAATAAACGTTCCCTCTAGGGGGACGGCTCAGACTAATTACAGGTCATAGAAATAGGTTCCCTGGTCGTCCA